AAAATCTTGGTCATAATCAGCGGCTTCAGATACTCCATAATCAATTACATTTTTAGGTCCGGCTAATAAATTAAGGCTTCCAGCCATATCATATTCAGCTCTAAGATTAGCAGGAACATAAGCCATGCCTAAGTCTAAACCTGCAAATCTTCCTAAACCTAAAAGGCTCTCCATATTTGAATATAAAGAATGAAAACTGTAATACCCTGGAGAATCTGGATTTATAGCTTGAATAAATTCATCATTATCTGGCTCACAATCCGGATAATATACAGTTTCTATAAGAGAAGTAACCATGTGGTATGTTTTCATAAGGTCTTCATCCAGGAGAAATCCTCCTCTACCTGAGAAGCCTGTTTCTGTAGCATTCCGCAAACTATTTAATTCACCACAAGCATTACCGCACCAAATATAATCAATTGTATCTCCTGCAGGACCTTGTGCTTCTCCTACACATGGGCCAGTAATTTCTCCTACAAATTGTAAAGCTTGTATACCAGAAGGATTATATAAATCAAGGGCTTGTGAATCCATATAAGCCCAGTTTTTACCGGATTTTATGTCAAATTTATAAAGATCATAAAAAACTCTACTAGCTACATCATTAAAAGTCGCTGTAAAAGTGAGCTTATAACCTGGAGTAAATATATCTGTAAGTAATCTTCCATAACCATGCCAAACAACAATATCTCCATCAGCATTTATAGACATTTGTATTTTTGTTAACTCACTAGTATAAACAAGTTGTGAGCTATTATTTTGACCTGAGTCACTGCAGGTTAAACGCCACTGATGATATTGTTCATTGAAGTATACAACATATATTTGCACATAAGCATTTGTAGTTTCTTGATCAACTCTCAAAGTTAGGTATTTATCATTAGGATCTTTAAAAGCTAATTCTATAAAAGCTGGTTGAACTATAGATGGTTGACTTACTAAAGTATAATCTGAATCAGTCTGAAATTTGAGAAGCGTTACAATTTTATTACCATTATAAGAATCATAAAGCTCGCCTTGTTCCCATATAGGATCAGCCCATCCCCCAGAAGTAAATGAAATATTCCAAAATTGTAGGAAATGAATTAATTGTTGCTTATAAAATTGCTCTAGCCATTCTAAGCGAGTATAAGGATCAATTAATATATGTTGTTGACTTATGGTAACTTCGTAGGCCATTCTTCAGAACACATTCCGTTTTCTTTTATATAGATGTTAAATTCTTCTGAAAAAATTAATTTCCCTAGTCGTCGACAATATTTAAGATCGGGCCAATAAAAAGGACATTTTAAACACCGTTTAGGAGGCCGATAACATCCAGTTCTAATCATACGGTTACATACACATTAATTTTAAGATTAGTAAAAGCTGTTGTTTCTGCTGTGGTTAATCGTAATTGTGTAGTAGAAACAACAGAGACAGTTATACCACTTGTTTTAACTTTATTATTATGAATAAGTTGAACTGCTGGTGCATAGCTTTTGGATCTATTATGCGCTGTATGAGTTATCAATTGAGGAGAACCACTAACAAGCCCTGTAACAGGATATTGTTCTACCTTCATCTCTTCATTCTGAATTACTTCCATTAATTCCCAGTAAAGAGAATCATTGATTCTAATAAAATCTGGAAGAGAATCTACCTGAGAACCTGATTTAACTATATAAAAATAGACTCTGTGATATCTATCTATTACTATACAAACTTCCCCTGGTTGTAGTGCATTAAAATCATCACTAGCATAAGAAGGATTCATAGCATAAATAGAATCTAAATCACTATAGTCTAGGGAATTTCGAATTTTATCTTTAAAATATAAATAATAAGTATTATCAACAAGTTCATTTAAAGCAAGAGTTAGAAATTCTGTATGATTAAAAATACCATTTGCTGCAGTTTGACCGACATCTGTATTAGGAGCAGCATTATAAGAATACACAAATATATCATTCCAGTAACCATAAGATGCCGTAGGTTCAGTATATAATGCTGCATAAATAGGCTCTCCAGGACTAAATATTTGTTTTAAGTCATATGTGCCTTCATAAGTAACTCCATATGCTGACATCCTAACATTAATATTTAAATCAGTATCTACTATTCCTGTTACTTGCATATTGCTATCTAGAGACCCTATATTATCGTCATGAAAACCTCTAGAATCTTCAATTTTACAAATATAGCCTACACCTGAACCAAAACGAAACCATCTTTCTTCATCTGCACTTATTAACATAAAAGAGCCATAAAATACTCTGTCTGTTAAAAGTATACAGCGTGAATTCATAGCTATAGGCCATTTTAACTTAGCTGCCCATAAAGAATCATTAGGATCATATAGATAACTCCAAGAAGCTCCCCAAGTCATATAAGCATTAGTATTAAAATCCCAGTTAGCATCAAAATTTGTTTCTCCTGCTGTACCTATAGGAAATTCAACTAATGGAGGTGCTGTATCATTATCTTGATCTGCATCTCCCACATCTCCCCAATTAGCAGTATCATCAGTATCTAAAATAAAATTAGTATAATTAAAAGCAAAAGAAGTTGCTGGAATTAAATTAAAATTCATTAATTCCGTGAAATTTTTTGTCCCTGTGCTTGTGAATTGAAAAACTATTTCACAGCATACATTTTCAGTACCCTCAGTAAATATAAGAGGAGTATTTGTTACATTTGTTTGAACATTACTATAGTCTTGACCACCGCTATCCCAATAATTAATTACAAGTGTTTTTATATAACTATTTGTTATACTTAAAACCCCTTTATAAAAATCACCGGAATAATGCTGTTTATCCCATTCATCTGTAAAATCATAGGCGCTAGTAGAACAAGTAAAAATAGTTTCCCCAACAACATAGTCACCTGCAACTTTACACCATTTAGTTTCAGCTTCATTAAAAATACGTATGTAGGAAGTCTGGTAATAGTTACTAACGAAACCAGTGACTTGAAAACCATTAGAGGCAAGACTAGAAAATTGAAGTTCTTCTCGAGGACGTACTACAAGAGTGGCGGGTTGAGTAGTTACTACAAATTTAAGAAGGTCAAAATCAAAATACCCAGCACCAGTAGTAAATTCCCAAGTCCAAAATGTAAGAAATTGGAAAGGATCATAAGGTACTGGATTTGCTTGAGATGTACCACCCAACGTGGAAGTAATAGCCATAGTCTCATAGGAGGGGTTTTCGCCCCTCCTATCTCCTTTGGTTTATTTTAATTACGCAGTAGGAATTGTTAATGCAACAGAATCAATCGTTGTAGTACCAGCACTAACAATAGACGTATTTGACATATTCAGTTGGGCGCTTGATTGGGCGATTGCACCATCAAATCTAATGGCTGTTGTACTTGCACCTGTGGTTCTATTTTTATCATAAAAACGGAACCAACCTGCTGTATTTGTACCTGTTGCAACTCCTGACCAAACTTCATCAGAAGCTTTGCCAAGTACTCCAGCTACTGCAGCCCCAAAATTGATTCCGTTTTCACCACCTACAACAAAAGTCCCGCTATTGAGTGAAATCTCAACAAGCTCCGTAACACCTTCAGTTGTATCAGCATCAGCGGGTTGTGTACCCGGAAAAATCTTCATGACACCATTTCTGAAAAGGTCAGAAAAAGAACCACCTTTTGCCATTACAATGGTTACATTGTCACCCGCAGATTCACTTGAAGGAAAGGAACCTGCTGGAATTTCGATCTGTGAACCATTAGAAGCTACAGATAGAATTTCAAAGGTACCATTGCTGGTTGTTGAACCAAAAATAGTAACCATCTTTTTAGGCTCAGCAGATCCTAAACCATTACCAGAGTCATTAATGGTGTCACCACCATTAGGACCATCGCCATCACCGAAACTAATTGTAGTTTGCGCTACAGCTATAATTTCAGCTTCAGCTTTTTGTTCTGCTAACGCATTTCGAAGTCCTGTGGAAAGTCTTAAAGCCATTTTTGTCTCCTCTTAGAAAAACATACTGTGAATAAAATGTTTATTACGAAGTAAGCTAGCTCCTTGTGCTCCTATATTAGGATACACAATTTTATCTTCAGTTATATTAATAGCTCGACCATCAGGTGATCCTATGATGGCTCCTTCTTGTGAACCCCATAATGCACAACGCCCTACAATTTCTAGACCTAAATCTGCGGCATTTATATAATCAATTGCTTCTGACCATTCTAAAGCAGGATATGGGGCTACAAGTCTTTGTTCAAAATCTGTGTAATCTTTGCCGGCAAAAAACCAAGTATTATTTGAATCAGATATAAAAATACCTGTGTCAACAGGTTTAATCATTCTAATATGTGAATCAAATTGAATAAATCCTCTAGCTTTATCAAATAATCCCGGAGCATAGGGTTCTGAAATCCAAAGAACTGAATCAACAGAAATATACCAGCGGGTATTAAAGTAAGCGAGATGCTGGCCCACAGGAGCCCCAGAAAACTGCCGGATTGTATCTGGGCCCTCATACGCCCCCACAGGCCAGCTATACGAGACTCCATCCCGTATAACTCCATTTTGAAAGCCATTAGCATAATAAGTTTCTTCATTATATTGAAGATAACTTATTTTTGCACCAGACAGAGCTCCACGTAATTGTTGTAAAGAATAATCTGTACCTACGCGATATAAATAAGGTCCACTTCCAACAAAACAATCTCCTCCATCACAAAAAAGACTATGAAATAACCCAGATTGTTTTATAGTATATCCTCTACGTCTAATTGGTCTACCAGTTTTATCATGAGTTATATTTACAGCTCGTGAGAGAGCTGTAACTCCTGTTTCAGGATCATAAGGAATCCTTACAGGATCAACAGTCGTCATTAACCCTGAAGAACTTCTAAATAGAGGAATTAAATCCATGTATTCTCCCGTAAAGGTGTTGGAGACGACTGACCTTTATCAATATCATCATCAAGTTCTTGAAAAGCTTCCTGAAATTCTTTTTTATAATAAAGGGTGTTGGTTTTTCTTCCTTCATTACCATCTTCAATTTTAGCATAAAGTTTCCATAAAGTATAGCTCTCAAGAAGAGGCTCATGAAGATGATCAGGCAAACATGAAGGAATATCTTTACTTTTAGCCAGAGGGGTCGGTTGTTCATAAAATTTACAGTAAACCGTCGTTATTTCAGCTGGCACAGGGAAATACAAAAGTTGACCATTTCTGATCATAAGAAACTCTATAGAATCGTTTATAAGTTCAGCATCTATTTCTGGATATTTATCTTTAATAATTCCAATTGCTGAAACTACTTTAATAGGGCTACCGTTAGGAATAGCTGCTGCATATAGACTTCTATGATAATTCCAGCTTACAGGGATTTCAACATTATGTGCATCAGTTACCGTGTCAAAAGTCCCACTTGATTCAAATTCTGGAAGTCTAACTTTACTTGCACATAGAAGAACACCCTGATTAATGAGACTTTTTACTTTAGTTTCAGTAACTGAGTCATCATCAACAGTTTCCAGAATATTTGTTATCATATCACCAAAGTAAGCCATTATTTTTCCTTAAATAGTGCCAGGAAGTTCCCTGGTGTCTTCCTGGCACTTAAAAGCCAACATTTAAAAAGCGACCCCGACGGCTACTTTTTCGATGCTGACTTAATCGGTTTATCCACTTTAACTTGACCACTGACAACTACTTTAGTTTTTACAGGGCCAATAATACTAAAACCTTGAGGATTTTCCTTGGCTAAAAGTTCACCGTCTTTTTCATCTACTTCACACTCGCCAGTTGAAAAATCGTAAGGACCGCCACGAAAAGCTGGAAGATTATACTGTTTTAGAGTCTCTGCCCGGCTTCCGTGATATTTCACTAATAAGTTCATAAAATACTCCTTATGAGGGTCCTGGGTAGAAAAATCTACCCAGGATTAGAGGTTTACGGCATGGTGTAGTACGCTGCGACGGTATACACTTGACCTTCTGTCGGAGCAGCAGTTCCAAAAGTGACCCAAATGGATGCATCTGCTCCAACAACTTCATTGAGGCCGGAATCCGCGGCCGCACTCATAGCAGCTGTACAGGCGGTAGCTGCCAAGTACTTGTCGGCTGTGGTTCCATCACCGAGAGCGACGGTCATCGAAGCAACACCACCGTCAGAGGAGACGTTTGCGCCCAGAAGGGTTGCACCTTCAGGAATCGGAACCATCTCTACCTTCTCGCCAATGCCAGGACCGGTTGCAGGGACTGTATAATCTGCTTTAGCACAGAGAACTACGCCCTTTGGAAAGTTGGCATCACCGCAATCTCTTGCAGCAGCTTTACTGGTAAGATCATCAGCCATTGTTTTACTCCTTTTACTAAGTTAAGGTTTTAAGAATGAGGAGAACCTAGGGCGGAGGTTAGGGGAAACTAGGTTCTCCTCGGCTGCACCCGAGGGAGGTTACGCAGGCACAGGGCAGTAGGAATCAAAAACGATCACGCCAAAGTCTTTCGAATTGTACCGAGACTTTTTGACACCAAAAATAGTGCCAGCGGTAATGGCGAGAGCGTTTCCACGGTCATCAGTCTCCTCATTCCAGCTATAACGCTGCGGGCTGGAGTTTTGGCCGTATGCAATCATACCGGCCTGAGCGCCAAGAAATAAGGCGCGAGCAGCAAGAACATCAGAACCAGAACCATAGTCAGTGAAACGCACACAATTGCGATGTTTATGCAAAACGACATCCGCATACTCACCCATAGCGTTCTTATACATCATAGCTTTTTGACC